AATACTGAGCTATTTGATAATCATCAAATTGTGCATGAACTTTCCATATTACAGAGCCGCATACACATTCATGCGTAGGGTTTCCCCTTAAGTCCATAGCTTCCATATTTTGCTTGCTTATTTCTAAGTCATTGTCTTCTAAAAATGGCTCTACATCGTTTTTATCAACTACCATTAAAACATTTTTAGAAAAAAAATCATTTGCTTTCTTATAAGCAGAAAAACCTAAAACAGATAATATAGCAACAATGAAAGTATTCATAGTCTTATTATACCTTAAACCTTGATATAAGAAAAGGGTGCCTTTACAGCCATATTAAACTCTGCCGCTGCTTCAAGTGCTGACTTGAGTCTTACTTGAGGATTCTTTTGATTTCTGGTTGCATACAATGCTCCCAGAGCTATTGCTCCGCCGCTTCCTTCTGCCATAAAGTTTACAACATTTTCACCTATATGAAAGTCTTCGTCCATAGTAAAGATTCTTCCTTCTACTCCAATAAGAAAAATTCCGCCTTCGTCTTCTTGCCCAGAAACTTGAGATCCAAAACCTTGTGACCTGAAAGCATCTTTTACAGAATCAACAAATTTTGTTCTCATAAATTTATCTAAACCAGAATTTGTTTTTGTTGGAGTATACTTTGGTGGTGTCCAGTTGTATTGAAGAATTTGACCCATTCTAAAGGAATCTGTAAATGCAATGCCGTATTGTCCAACTTTAAAAACTTTAGGATCTTTTCTAGAAAGAATCCATCCTGTTTTATCATCTGAGGCAGCGTGATCGGCTCCCATGTATACTACCCCATTTTGGGCTATTGCTACTATGCAGGTCATAATATAAGTATACTATTTATAAATTCGAAGGTCCAGGGCTACAAAATGAGCTCAGAAGCAGTAATTTCTGCCCCAACATACCTCTTTTTTAGTACTTGCTCTCTAACAAATTCTGCTCCGTGCTGTCTTCCAGCAAGGATAATTACCCACCTAGGCTCAAATTTTGACTCTATGCATGTTTCGCACATTAATAGGTTTATATTTAAAAGTCCAGACGGTTTTAAATTTAATTTATTCTTGCTCTTGTTACAAGAATAGCATAGTATCTTATCCATTTATTCTTCTGTAGTCCTTTCAAAAACAAACTCGTCCAATATGGCGAATTCAGAATTATCTATTAATTCTTCGTGCTCTTCATCATCTTTTTTATATTTAACTAAGGATGCATATGCCCCTAAAGATTCTACGGTACCTGTAGTTTGGTAGTTATGTAAATATACAACTATTACAGTTTCATAAAATGTTGGCACTTGGCACTCCTTCAAGTTCACATCTTACTCCATATGATTCTATTACTTTCTTTACTTTAGTAACATAATCAATAACCATTTCTTTTTTTATTCCTTCAAATTGAAGAAAATTATCTTCATAAAGCCTTAATGCTAAAAAATCTGGGTATTTTGCTATATCTAACAATAACATTTGAGGCTTTTGTATTTGACGTATAGCCTTTTTCATTTCTTCAGTATAAAAAACAGGTTTGTTTGGCTCACCGTTCCAATGATTTATGCCATATTTAAAATGATCATTTGCCATGTTTATCTTTTATTCTCTTCCAGACTTCTTTTGTTTTATGTACATTTCTAGATTTATCTACAGACCCTGAATTTAAATAAACTCCGCCCCATATACCATGTTCATTATTTTTAACTCCAGTTTCATAACAAATTTTTATTACTGGACAACCCAAACAAGCTTCATCTATACTTTTTGCAACATTAACGTCTACTTCATATTTATCATAAAATAAATTTGTATCCATACCACGGCATAAAGCTAAATGAAACCATTGAAAATCGTTTCTATCTATACCAAGCTTATCTAAAATATTTGACATATTTTTTTGAGAGTTTCCATGTTCCTTGATTACTAATAGATATTCTATCTACCAATCCCCATGAATTATTTTTAAAAAGCCCATTTACGCTGGTATACCCGTTGTGATCTTTATTCCATATTAATAGATCATAATTGTTCCAAAAAGATTCTCGTTGTCCATTATTATATCTTTTAATAAAGACATCTACGCCTTTTTCGGTTAGGCAGAGCATTTTATTTCCAATCAATTATTCCGCCTAGGTATAACTATTATACCGTTTTTAAACATGGTATGTCAATACCTATTTAATAAAAGTTCCATTCCATATAGACTTTTTAATTGGCTCTTCTTTATCTTCTTTATCGTATGACTTTTCTACTGGAACACAATTTGGAACCATTCTGCCATTTTTTTCTTTCATGCCCACTTGCTTATATCCAGACCAACAAGCCTTTTCCATGTTATTCCATTTGTCTTCTTCTTCGTTATCTGATTGATAATCTTCTGATTTAGACATATCTTCAATTTCTGTAGAGTCTTCTGACTCCATTTCTGCATCTTCTGTTTCTACCTCGTCATCAATCATTGCTTCAATAGCTTCTTGAAGATGTTCTATTACCGCATACATTTGTTCACGAGTAACTTCTGGTCTTAATCCCTTTTCCATTATTTCTCCTTTATGCTAACTACTTTTACATTTTTAATTTCATCATCTATGCCAAAAATATCGTTAGCATAATCTAAAGCATCACCCTCATCAAAGGCTTCTACTTCTGCCTCTACTTCAAGTTTTACTTTATAGGTGTTCATTTATTTACCGCAGGTTGGGCAAACTCCAGTAGATGATGTCGATGGCTTTGCCGCTCCTCCAGACTTAAACTTTGGACGGCCAAACCCTACAATAGAAACCATTACTCCTGCTTTATTTTTCTTAAATGCACGAAGTTGTTTACAAGCCTCTCCGCCATTTCTTTGGCTTCCTGACTTTTTAGAAGAAGTATTTCCTTCTATACACCAAACTGTTCCGTCTTCATTATCTTCAATCACAATTCCTACGTGAGAAATTCTATCGACACCATCTGAAGGAAAATCAAAATAGACGATATCTCCTGGCTCTGGATCTGCAAGATCTCCATCAATCCATGCACCAGCCTTCTTAAAAGCCTGTGCACCTCCTGGGGTATAAACAGTGTTAGGAATCTTTACGCCACTTTCTGACGCACACCAGTTAACGAAACTTCCGCACCATGGTTGGAAGTTTGCTTTCATGAAAGCACCGTATTTGGTTTCGTTGTCTTTAGGACCTTCAATATATCCTACCTGAGACTTAGCAACTTGAATTAATCTAGCAGCGCTACCTTTGGGAGCTTTTGCTGTTTCTGCTGGTACTGGAAAATCTTGTGACATTATTTAACCTTCTTTCCAAACTTAGCCCATGCTCTTTCATGAATGTAGTAGCCTATTGCTTCCCATCCTATATACAACAGTGCTCCAAGACTTGCGTACTCCCACTCTCCAGTAAACAAGTAAATAACGCCAGCAACACCAATTAGATGGAATGTTTCCCAGCTTGCTGTTTTAATTAAACTTTTCTTATTTGACTCTGACATTATTCTTTATCCCAATCTGTATCAACTGGTTGTTCTGCTGGCATTGCGCCGTTTGGCTTTGCTGCTAAACGTGCTGCAGTTGCATCAATTTCTGCTTCAAGCTTCTTGTCTGCCTGTGTGTTCTTTGCATCCATTTCTTTATTTGCCAATTGTGCTGACATAATATCCTTAGCACCAGATTGACCAATCAGTAGACCTGCAAGTGTTCCTGTAATAAATGTTGCAACAGAACCAAGCACATTAAAGAACATCTTATCGTTCTCTGATTGTCCGCCAATTGGTTGTGTTACGAAAATTAGAGCATACAGAATGCCCAATGTTGTGCACAAAAGGATTGTGCCTAATGTGATTCCTAAAATAAATTTTAATCTAGCATCTAGATCTGATGCAGTAAGTCTTTCTTTAGCCATTTGAAGTACCTGTTTCGGTTGTTGTAATTTGATCTTTACCAATTACATCTTTAGTGCATGTGCCTGTCGCTTCACAAATTGGAGGATTACATTCTGCCTTCTCCCAATTAGCAGGATCTTGACATGGGTATCTATAAAAACCCTGATACCCGCAACTAGTTAATGATAGCATTAATAGCCCTGACAAAGCAATAGCAGTTATTCTTTTCATACCACTATTATACCCTATTCTTCGTCTTTTCTGAGAGGTATGGTAATTAGCCAAATTACAGTAACTGCCACTGTTGCTATACCCACTACATCCTGTGCCGTCCCTGTAAGGGTCAACCAGGCTATGAAGAATCCAAGGAGGGTCCATAGCTGGGCTATGCTTTCCTTTATTGCTTCCCATATCCAATTAAAGAAACCTTTAATTATTTTCATTATATCCTCCTTGTCATGGCTGCTGCCACAATATTTCCTGCAATAATTACAGGTACAACTACTTCTTGTGCTTTTTCTCTTTGGTCATCTGTCATATCCTTACCCCATTCTGATGGGCTAAGTAATTTTTCAAAATCTATATCTGCAATGGCTCCGATTGGGTCTGATAAAAATGCTTCTGTCGCAACCTCTGTTGTTGCATCTGCTAACGTATATGGCATTGGAGCACTAGCGTTCTCTTTAATTCTATCACCGAATTCTTCTAGAGCTGTTGCTAAATTTTTATCAGAAGCTGCTAATACTGCCACCTTTGCTATCTCTTCCGTTTTAATTCCAAGGCCTTCTGCAACCGCCGCTTTTTGCTCTGGAGTTAATTTAGTTAATGTATCTTTGCTTGTTAAATCTGCAATTAGGTTTGCTGTCTCTTCTGTGATAGTATTGGTAGATGGTTCTTCAGAAGGTTCAGCAGGAGTTGGCTCTGGTTCAGGAGTTGGCTCTTGATCTATATCCGATGGCTGAGGTGAAGGCTCTGGTGAAGGCTCATCAGTGGGCTCTGTCTCAGGAGTTGGATCTGGTGTCGGTTCATCTGTGGTTTCAGAATCTGGAGTTGGAGTGGAATCGTCTGGTTCAGTTTGTTCAGGTGATGGCTCAGGAGAAGGTTCAGGCGTAGGATCAGTTGTTGCATCTGGAGTTGGCTGCGGTTGATTTGCCATAGCAGCAGCTATTGCTGCAGCAACTCTTTGTTGTTCTTCAAATTGCCAAGTTTCATTATATAATTCCCATGCGTCATCTATTGCATTATTTAAATCAATAATAGATTGATTATAAGATGACTGTGTATTATTTTTAGCAGTTAAAGCATTTGCTGTAGTTATTACAGCAGCATCATATGTATTAGTCTTAGTTGTCAGCGTTTGATTATACGCTGTTAATGTAGAATTTGCAGTGTTATATGCAGTAACCTTATTATTATAAATTGCTAACTTAGTATTATAATCTGTCTGTGCCGCCGCCTTTGCAGTTACTGCTGCATTGTATGCGTTAACTTCTGCCTGTGTTGCACCAGGGCCAGAAGAAAATGTATTAAGATTACAACTAAAATCTTGTCCCCATACTCTTGGATTTCCAGCATAATCACAACCTGCGCCAGTAGATCCACCAGGAATTGTCCATCCAAGATGATAGGATCCTGGGCCTCCTCCGTTATACCACCATATTTCTACATCCAAAGTCTTATCTTCAGTTACATCATACGTTGGAGACCAAGCACTCCATCTTGCCCCCTGCTCTACCCAGTTATTAACTGCAAGCACTCCATCTATATACATTTTAAAGCCGTCATCTGTATATCCTGCAAACGCTACTGTTGTAAACCATGACGGTACAGTGATTTTTCCAGTAAACTTTACTACTATATTTTCATATCTATTGCCACAAACTGGTAAGTCCATATAGCTTGAGTTCCATGTGCCAGAACAAATTACAGAATCTAGTACTGCATAACTAGGCCAAATTCTTGCTAAATTGTATACGGTATATTGCAGACCATCTCCGCCAGCATTATCAATTACTGACTGAGCTGATTGAAGATTGCTATTTGCAGTAGAAAAATTTATTTGTGCTATATCTAAATCATCTTTAGCAGAATTTTTTTGTGACAAATATGTAGCAACTGTTGCTGTTTGCCCATCTACTGCTGATTGAGCTGTATTCTTTTCTTGTAATGATGTTGCCTCTGATGCTACCGCCGCATCATATGCATCATATGCATCATCTCTAGCCTCTTTTGCGGCTACTGCATCATCATATTTATCTTCTGCTATATCTATGAGGGCTTGAGTTTCAGCCTCTTCTGTTAGGTTGCCAACTTTTTCGTTTAGCTCTTGTATTTCTTGAGCGGCTAAACTTAATGGATCATCGCTATAAGCAGGTGTAAGGAATAGCCAACCAAACCCTAAAATGGCTGTTAATGTTAATCTCCATAGCTTAGTCCTAGTCAACTATAACTCCTACATAACAAATTTTGTTACATAGTAATTATATCATCTAATCACTTAACGTTATCTGTTTTATAAAATCCTGTACCTTTAAACTGTATTCCAAAGGATCCGTAATGTCTTTGTAGTCTTTTACCACAACTTGTACAAAGATAGTTAGGCTCAATAGATGTTATTGATCTTTCTTTTGATACAATTTTTTCTGGTGAACACTCACATTTGTATTCATAAATGGGCATTACTTCACTCTCCTTAAAATTAAGGAGCAGTTTATACACATGCTCAGGTGTATCCTTCGGGTAGCGACCCGAATAGTCTGCGACTCCCCAGTGACGGGGTGCAGACTTCTATTATACCTTACTTGATTTTAATTGTCTTTGGCTTTTTTTCTTCTGGAAGAATGCGTTCAATATCAATCTTTAGCATTCCGTCCTTAAGTTCAGCCGTCTTGACTTCCATATGTTCGCCAAGCGCCCACTCACGAGTAAATTTACGAGCAGCAATACCACGGTGAATAAACTTCGAATCGTTATTCTCCGCTTCTGTTTCTCCCTTTACAATGAGTTTTCCATCTGCTGTTGAAATTTCAATGTCTGACTTAGAAAATCCAGCAACAGCTAGTTCGACAACAAAGTTGTCTTCATCTACCTTGATTACGTTATATGGTGGGTAATTTGTAGATCCAGATACTGTTTGTACATGATTCCATGTATCTAGGGCTCTATCAAACCCAATAAAAAATGGGTCCTTAAAAAGGTCCCATGCAAATGTTGTTACCATTTTATTCCTCCTTCAAGCGAATAAGTTAATTAGGACCCCTATTGGGCGTCCTGTAACAATTATATCATATTTTACTTATTATAAAAATATAGAACTTCTTCAAAAATTGCTCGGCATACTTCATCTGAAGAGTGCCCACGCTGTTCAAATCGTTCAGTGCCATTAAATAAATAATTAAGTTGGCTTACGTTAATTGGAGAGTTTTTTGAAATGCAGGCACCAATTAAAAATTTTACGCCGTAAGTTTTTTCTAACTCACCAAAAAGATTTACATTATTAGCAAGCAAGGGTTTGTTTAGAATTATTACAGACTTTCCAGCTTTAGCTAGCTCAGTTAATGTTCCTCTAGCCCACTCAGATGTTGAATTATTGCTAGCATCTATTACAAGGTTTGAGTCATCAGACAATAAATCATTAAGATTAGATGTGTAGTTAGCTGGTGTGTTATCAGAATACTTTGCAACATTTTTAACTAAAACGGTGTTTAAAACAATCTTTGCTCCGTGCTCTTCTCTTGCCAGTAGAAAACTTTCTTCTCTTTCAGAGTTTATTTCTTCTACAAGTCTGGCTCCTACAAAACCGCATCCAATTATTGATACTTTTAAAATTTTAATCTCCCCCTATTTATTGAAAGCAAAGGTGCTTATTACGTACCTTGTTTCACCTGGCTGAACTGTTGCAACTCCATGCAAGTAATCGTCTGTGCCTGGGAAAGTTATTAGTGACCCAGCCTTTGGTTTTAGCCTAACATCATGTTGTGTAAAATAAATTTCTCCGCCTTCATAGTTATCGTTTAAATAAATAATAACAGCTCTTTGTAAAGTTAAATCATAGCCCTGATCGTGGTGTTGCTTTAGTTCTGATCCAGGGTACTGTCTTTGGATTCTTGCAATCTGATTAATTCTATATTTATCATCAAAAACTGCTAATGTTCTTTTTGTTAATTCTGTTTGTAGTGCTGGAAACTTTATTGCAAGCATCTTGTCTGACCAAAATGGGTTTTTCTTTGCAACTACTTCATCAAACTCTGGATCACCTTCTTTAAATCTACCGCCTTGAGAAGCTTGTTCTGCAATATCATAATCATATTGGTACGACCAGTCTGCTTCGGGGTTGCTTGCAAACTCAAAAAGTTTTTGTGTTTCTTCTGGTGTTAAAAAATCTTCTATCAACAAAATATCGTTTTTAACGTATACTGGATTAGGCATGTACTTTTCTTTCTATTAATGAAACTGCTAGTTCTCCACCAATTGGAGACCACGCTTCTACCTCATTATCAAGATTTGCTTCACATTTAGGTAAATAGTAATCCACAGATCCATCAGATGCAGATCCACTACTATTTAACCCTAAGTCTTTTTCACACTGTAAACAGAAAAATTTAAAACAGTTTACACAAAAAGGACCTTTGTGTGTGTTATGGTCAAGATAGGCCTCGTTTACTTCCCCGCTAGGTAGGCGAACCCATTTATGGTTTTCTATACTCATTTAT